TAACCAAGAAGGAGTTTATAATGCAGTTTAGTGATGTTATCAAGAAACTTATGGAAGAACCAACTGAAGAAGAAATTCAAGTTTCAGATATTCTAAAGTCGATCTGCTTCAATGAATATCAAACACAACTTGACACTATCGTAGCTTTGCAGTACTTCAGAGGGATTGACGACGCATTGATTATAGATAAAATCAGTGCAGCTAATACCCCACTACAAAGAGCGGCGATGCAGTATGAACACTAAACGCTACATAGTCCGATACACTACTAAATCACTTGCACACATTGAAAGTATTAAAATGGAACGTGTTGTGCAAGTCCTAATTGGAATTTTATTTGTAGTTTATTGGATTAAAGGTTAAAAAGTACTTGCAAGTTAAACGTAGTATTGTATAATGTATTCAACGGTTAAGGAATAGTTCTTAACCACTTTTAAATGAGAGATTGCCATGAAATTCACTGAACTGAACGACAAACAGAAAGCAACCGCCCTGGACAAGCACAGAGACATTAACGTTGATTATTCAGAATGGTGCGAACATATTACCAGCAAGTTTTACGAAGAACTTAACGCTATTGGCTTTGAAGGTGTAGAATCTCAGTACTCAGGTTTTTGTAGCCAGGGCGATGGGGCAAGTTTTACCGCTGAAAGCATTGACATTGAAAAGTTTTTGCGTAGTCAGAAACGCTGGTCACACTATCGCCAGTTACACGAGATGATCCGCATCAAGGATATTACTGGCGAAGTGAAACGCGATCACGGTAGTCGCTATAGTCATTATAACACTACTGAAGCATTCCTGGACGGCGACTGGCAGAACGATTTAACACCAAAACAGCAAGCACTGTATGATGAATTACAAAAAGAGCTTGACGATTATATCACTGAACAGGGTAAAGCATACTACAGCGAACTTGATACCTGTTACTATGATCTGATTAGCGATGAAAAAGTATCGGAAAGTATTATCGCTAATGATATGGATTTCGAAGAAGAAGATCATTCCGTAACTTACGTTTAATTGATAAAAGGGGTTGACTTCGGTCAGCCCTTTTTGCTATACTTATTTCATTGGCAGATAAGCCGTTAGCCCATAGGGTGCGGTAGTGTATCAGAACTATAAAAATCTTTTCAAATAATTATACTTTTAATTTAAAAAACGCTTGCACATAAACTAAAAAGGCGTATACTTACTTTATCGAAACAAGAAACGAGGTTACACAAAATGAAATGCGAAGTCGTCACTATCAGTACTGAAGTTGCTAGCAAGTATCCGACGATTAAACCGCTGATTGAAGATAACCTCATTTCAGCAATTGATTTTGGTAATGTGGTTGAGACTCGTTGGTCATGGCTGATTGATCTGACGCCGGAGCAAAAAGAAGAGTTCGACGCATTAACAATTGAACTGAATAAAAAATAATCCCTAATACACTAGACAATCTAAAAGTAGTGTATTATAATTTAAAAACTTAACGAATCGAGGGTAACACCATGCACAAAATGTATCAAGGAATCAACGGCTTCGCACTCAAAGACAATCGCCCCCTGAACCGTGCTGAACTGCTGGAAGTAGTACCGTCAATCTTTGCGATTGAAGGTCACGAAAGCCGTTCTTCAAGATTCGCACCAGTTGCAACAATTGATATTGTTGATCGTCTGGCTCAGGAAAACTACTTTCCAATGTATGCGATTCAGTCCAACGTGCGTGATACTACCAAACGTGATTATACTAAACACATGTTACGCTTTCGCCAGCCAGGGAAAGTAGAAGGTGAAGCAAATGAAATCATCCTGGTGAATGCCAATGATGGTACAAGTGCTTATCAGTTAATGGCTGGTCAATTCCGCTTTGTATGTGCAAACGGTTTAGTAATGGGTGAAATGTCACACAATACTAAAATCTATCACAAAGGAAACGGCACTAAAGGTACTGGCGTGATGGATGATGTTATTGAAGGCGTCTACACTGTAGTGAAAGATTTTGATGAAATCGAACGTTATAAAGATGAAATGAAAAAGATTGATCTTAACATTTCAGAACGTGATTCTTTTGCTATCGCTGCTTATGTACTGAAAGAAGGTATTCCACAAGGCGGCGACTTTAATAACGCTGTGTTTCAGCCGCGTAGCTTATTATCACACAAAGGCTTAAACACTACTGACAAATATGATACATCATTGTATAGTACTTTTAACACGGTTCAACAGCATTTAATGCAAGGTGGACAAGCTGGCTTTAATCCTGATACTGGTCGCCGCCGTACTAGCCGTGCTATAACTAACATTGATAAAAATATCTCGCTTAATAGCTCATTATGGACAATGGCGACTAAGCTGGTGGATGGGCGTCTGACTCTTAAAAACGCAGAGCCTGAAGAAATTTTAGATTTTTAAAAATAAAAAGGCAAAAGGGTTTGACATTGATCACACCCCTAGCCTATAATGTCTACTGTAAACGTTAGGAGGATAGTTATATGAAACTCAATTTGTTTGTAATGACGTCGCCAGGAAAAAATAACAGTACTGAATATGTGATCGCTGGACAGGATGTTAATGGTCGCCGTTTTAAACTGGAATCATCGTTATTGACTAACGAAGATAAAACAGATCGTGAAGTCCGTGACATTCAGAATCGCCGCATTTTGCGTATGCTTCAGGCTATCGCATACGGTCAACCGATTAACCTGGAAAACTGGACACTGATCGAACCTGCATACGGATCGCCAGCGTTTAATAAATTGGATGCCGTGCAGCGTACAGCGATCACAAAGCAGCACGTAGAAACTTACAGCATTTAACCTATTACGCGTTTAGTCTGTTAGGGGTTGACTCACTTGTCAACCTCTTTTTTTTATCTGTTACAAAATCGTTGGTAGTCTATGAAATAAATTCTGTCAAGGTGGTTGACATATTAAGAGGAATCTTATAAGATAGCCTTAACAACAACAAAGAAGGAACAGAGCCAGTGCAGAACAGTCAAGTTGAAGCCCTAAAAATTCGTTGGTATAATCAAGCAGTTGCAGGAAATCCAATCATCGGCGAGGATAAAAAACTCTTTGACACGCTACCCTCTCACATTCAAGCAGAACTCAAGAAAGCCTATCTCTTTGGCGTTAACGATGAAACCGAAACATGGTTAAAGCCAGCCAACAAACCAGCTTCAGCACTGATCCAGTTTTAACAAGTACTACCAGCATTATCAATAAAATAGTTTGACTAAAGTCAACAAGTAATATATAATCTTTTTAATCGTTATGTAGGAATCCAAAATATGATCCACGTTGATCTAGATTCACTCAAACAAGTATGGTATAACTTCGGTAGCAATAGTCAAGTACTATCAGCCGATAACAAAGCACTATTCAACGGCCTGGACAGTTGGCAACGCAAGGAACTGTTAGACGCCTACAACAAAGGGCAGTCTGATAAAATGGTAAGCTGGAAAGCCTAAACCATATCACAAAAAAGAATTTAATAAAGGGGTTGACTTCGGTCAGCCCTTTTTGCTATACTTATTCCATTGGCAGATACCGCCGCTTTCATCCCATTGGGTGCGGAGATCTATCTGTAGAAAATTTAGTACTTAATAGATATAGCTCCGCACCCAATGGGTCAAAGACATTTCGCTGTCTATGTGTTAATTATGCCCTAGTGCTGGTGGACTGTCAACAACTTTTTAAAGAAAAGAATTATACTTTTAATTTAAAAAAGACTTGCGTTAAACTTCAGAAAGTACTATTATTACTACATCGAAACGAGACGGAGTAAAGAACATGAAAGTAACAACACTGGTTAAGAAGCTGTTTGGTGAGTCTGCCCTGGGTGACATGATGGACACGCTGGACGATGAAGACACAGAGATTGAGTACTGGTCTATTGATACTGAAGAAGATGCAGCAGAACCATCTTACTTCATTAGATTATATGCTGATGGTATGTATAAGCTCAGCTTTATTAACGATGGTGTTATTCTTGTTACTCACAATGTTCAAGAGTTGAAGAATAAATTAAAAGTACTTGCAGCAGAAGTTAACAAGTAGTATTATACATTCATCGGGAAGCAATAGTGCTTCCCCACATTACCCAGGAGATTTACATCATGGCTACATCTACCCCGTTCGTTAATGTTTCTGTAAACCGTTTTGGCTTCAACGTACTGGACATTAGAATCAACCTGGTTGGTACTGAAAACCCTAGACAACTGGCGGTAATGATGGTGCTGATGGCGTGCGGGATTACCGACCCTGAAGACCAGCAAGACCAGATGGAATGGCTGGAGTCAAACTACAAACAGTCAGTTGATGGTCACGCTGATGTTAAACCTGGTCACACTACGTTCTACCTGAACGATGATCTGGTATCCTTCCGTTACGAACTGGAGAAGGATAAGCATTAATTAAAAGTACAATAGTACTTGACAAATCCCTAAGCCACTGGCACAATGCTGGTGGCTTACTCTATTGAATAGGATATAAAGATTATGTTTATTGTTATCGGTTGTCTCGGTGATGTAGTTGCAGAGGTGGAGACTACTGAAGAAGCTATGCATGTAGTACAACGTCAGTTACCTATTGGTAAGAAGAAGGTACAGACAATGCGTAACGCTCTTGGGCGGCTACGTGCTGGCTCAGAGTACCAGCTAGAGTATGGCACGTCTGGCTGTACTGTACGCCGCGTGTAGTGCTTCCTACAAAGGATTAGAGCATATTATACCATAGCCAAAAAATAGTTAGCTCAGAATTAAAATGCTTGACTTTTAAAATGTGTAGGTAATCCCTTCATATTTCTATATGTAATATGTTTGGACTATGGTTTTATTTTTTGCTTACTTAAGGGGAGTAACGCTTAGTGAGGCATAATTGCAGTATTACAAAAATGAAAAATCTATTATATGGCGTTGGGATAGATGATAACACTAATCCCAAACAATGGAAGGAAAACGGCATCACTGTAAAATGCCAATACAACATTAAATGGCGTGATATGATTAAACGATGTTACAGCGAAAAATGGCATCTACTATATCCGACATATATTAATTGTACTGTGTGTGACGAATGGTTGACATTTTCTAATTTCAAAAATTGGATGATGCAGCAAGATTGGGTGGGTAAACAATTAGACAAAGATTTCCTTTCAACCTCGAAAATTTACTCACCTGAAACTTGTGTATTCATTCCTAAAGAATTAAATGTGTTTATTACGTTGAGTAATAAATCAAGAGGTGATCTACCTATTGGCGTAGGACTTTCCCAAACTAACGGAAAGTATCGGGCACATATTCATAAAAAGAATTTGGGCACTTTCGATACTATCATGGAAGCACATAAGGCGTGGCAGAATGCAAAACTACTACAAGCAGTTGACTACCACGATAACGCCGACGATAGCCGCGTCAAAGATGGATTACAACGTATCATCAACTCTATACAGTACGATATAGACCACGATGAATACACTACAAAACTATAAAGGAACGATATGGATTACGATAAACTACAGGATATGTTCATTGGTACGTGGTCAGCTTTAATACCTTTGATGTACTCTGCTTCCCCACATAAGGTTGACAGGACAACGTTACCACCCGGATATTCAGCAGAGTTCATTACAACTCCCTTTGAAGATACTGGAAAAATACTACGTTTACGTTATTCTCAACCTGATACTTCAGCAGTAACGACTATCTTTGAGATAAGCTATAACAGCAAAGACAAGTACTTCAGTACGATAACTGAAAATAGTATTCGTCTAGCACACTGGAAACCTGACTTTCCAAGATATTACGCACTGTACGATAAA